TTGGTCTCCGATTGTGAGTAAAGAAGTTGAAAGTCTTCAAGTAAATGCAAAATTTATTGTGTATTTGACGGATCCTGATCCTGACGTGGTTGATCAATATAAAAATATGTTCTCCACTATTTCAACTCCTCCATCCAAAAAACTTATTGTCTGATGAAATCTCTTAAAACTCCTTTGAGGTATCCTGGAGGCAAGTCTCGTGCTTGTACTAAGATGGATCAATACTTTCCAGATCTTAGAGAATACCAAGAATTTCGTGAACCATTTCTTGGTGGTGGTAGCGTTGCTATTCACATGACCAAGAAATATCCCCATCTTGATATTTGGGTAAATGATCTTTATGAACCATTGGTAAACTTCTGGCAACAACTCCAGATGTTTGGTAATGATCTTAAAGATCAACTGGTAGACTTAAAGAGTACAAACAACACACCAGATAAAGCAAGAGTCCTTTTCAATGACGCAAAGACTGCTGTCAACGACACTCATCAAACCAACTTAGAAAGGGCAGTTGCTTTTTATATTGTAAACAAATGCTCTTTCAGTGGTCTTACTGAGAGTTCTTCATTTTCCCAGCAAGCATCAAATAGTAATTTTAGTTTGAGGGGAATTGAAAAACTTCCAGAATATTCTAAGATTATTGAGCGTTGGAAAATAACCAACTATTCTTATGATTATCTCCTTGATTATAAAGATAGTACTTTTGTATATCTTGATCCTCCTTACGACATTAAGGATAACCTATACGGGAAAAAGGGATCTATGCATAAAGGTTTTGACCATGACAAGTTTGCTTCTGATTGCTCTACTTGCGATATGCCTCAGTTGGTAAGTTATAACTCTGACCAACTTGTTAAGGATAGATTTGTCAATTGGAGTGCTGCCGAATTTGATTTGACTTATACCATGCGTTCTGTTGGAGAATACATGAGAGACCAAAGGCAACGTAAAGAACTTTTGCTATTTAATTATGGAATTGAAGGACTGGTTAAACTCTATTAATTTTACAAAAGAAGATCTTTCAGAAAACGTAAAAGATTATCCACCATACATCATTAACAAATGTTTGTCCGGGCATTTGGATTGTATAATCTTTGCTAATGAAATGAACAAAAACCATCACATTAGTAAAGACATGCAATATTTGTTTTATCTAAATAGTCTTAGGAAAAGGAAGAGGTTTTCTCCCTGGCTCCGTAAGGAAAAAGTCACAGACTTAGAATGTATTAAAAAATATTATGGTTATAATAATGAAAAAGCATTACAAGCTCTGAGAATCCTGAATAAAGAACAGATTAATTTCATTAAACAAAAATTTGAAACGGGCGGAAAAAAATGACTAATCAAACAATTGAACCTCAAGTCGAATGGTCTTCTGATATGATGGTTGAGGTTGTTCTTAATGAACCTGATGACTTCTTGAAAGTGCGTGAGACACTGACTAGAATCGGAGTTGCATCCAGAAAGGAAAAGAAAATCTACCAATCTTGTCACATTCTTCATAAGCAAGGTAGGTACTATCTTGTTCACTTTAAAGAACTTTTTGCTCTTGACGGTAAGCACGCAAACCTTACTGTCAATGACGTTCAGAGAAGGAATCGTATCGCACAACTTCTTGCTGATTGGGGTCTGATTAGCATTGTAGATATTGAAAAGATTCGTGATATTGCGCCTCTGAATCAAATTAAAGTTCTTGCTTATAAGGATAAGGGAGACTGGATTCTAGAAACAAAATATAACATTGGTAAGAAAGTTAAGCCTGCTGAGGCATAAATATTTTTGTGCCATTCGTGCGGCACTCTACAAAGTCGGAACACCGTATAAAGAGGTTCGGTTTTTACCGTTCCTCTTTTTTTATTATCTTGTATAATTATTATTGGATGCCGTAAGGGTCCACAAAACACAAACTCGCTTTAAAAAGGAGCTACAATAATGACTAACCTCATGCGATATACTGCATCGGATCTTCCTGCACTGATGGACAGGATCACAAAGAACAGTATTGGTATGGATGAATACTTTGATCGTCTGTTTAACCTTCACGAAACTACATCAAACTATCCTCCATACAACCTTGTACAGATAAGTAATGTAGAATCCCATCTGGAAATTGCTCTCGCAGGATTTAAAAAGGAGGAAGTTCATGCGTTCACAGAGTATGGAAAACTTTTTGTCGAAGGACAAAAATCAGAACCTGAATCGGACAGGACGTTTATCCACAAGGGTTTGGCTCAAAGAAGTTTTAAACGAGCATGGACCTTATCCGACGACACCGAAGTATCAAGGGTCACCTTTGAAGACGGACTCCTCAGAATCGAACTAAAAAAGATCGTGCCAGAGCACCACCAAAGAAAAGATTATCTATAAATCCTAACACAATAGGTATAAATGCGTAGCAATGAATACAGAAGTGTATCATAGTGATACAGTATAATATAGATAGTTATGTACTTTGGAGGACGGACTATGAACTACACCGCCACTACCCTAGTATTTGGAACACTGATGACTCTTTTTATTGGTGTTCCTATCGCAAACACACTACCATAATACTTGTTGAACCATGGGAATCTTAGCAACACTCGCAATCTTTTCTGCTGTAATGGGAGGAGCATTCGCAATTACACCTAAAAAGTAAATAAATAAAACTGAATATCGTCGGCGCAGACAGGGAGGTAATGGCAAAATCCATTGACACCTCCCTTTTTTGTTGCTAGAATAAAGTGTCTCTAGGATTACCATGATTAAGTTATTGCTTCTTACAAATAATCAAATACTTGTTTCAAATATTGAGGAAGTTGGTGCTGATGTTGGTGAACCTGATTGTAAACTCACTAAACCATTTTTGTTGAACCAGTCAAATGAAACTCTATCTTCATGGTTGATTGATTTTTCTAGTCAGGATACCTTTATGATCTCGTCAGATAAGATCATCACTATTGCAGAGCCATCTGAAAAACTCTTGAAAAAATACGAAGATCTTACTAAGTAATGAATTTTTATACTAATGTTCAGTTGATTGGAAACAATATTTTGGTTCGTGGAGTTAAGAATGGAAAAAGATTTGAAACCAAAGAAGAATTTTTTCCAACTTTATTTGTAAAGTCTAAGAAGGATAGTAAATATAAAACTCTTCAAGGAGAAACTGTAGAACCAATTAAACCCGGAACAGTCAGAGATTGTAGGGAATTTTATAATAAGTATGAGGGTGTTGAGGGATTTGAAATCTACGGAAACGATAGATATATCTACCAATACATCTCTGAAAAGTATCCTGAGGATGAAATCAAGTTTGACATTAGTAAAATCAAACTTGTAACTATTGACATTGAGGTTGCTTCAGAACAGGGATTCCCTGATGTCGAATCTTGCGTAGAAGAGATTCTTGCTATCACCATTCAAGATTACACTACAAAAGAGATTATTACTTGGGGAGTAAAACCTTTCATCAATAAACAGTCAAATGTAACATATCATCATTGTCCTTCAGAATATAAACTTCTTAGTTCATTTATTAACTACTGGATGTATAATGTTCCTGATGTTGTGACTGGATGGAACATCCAACTATATGACGTTCCATATATTTGTAAGCGTCTTAATAGAGTTCTTGGCGAGAAACTGATGAAAAGGTTCTCCAACTGGGGACTTGTGACTGAAGGTAGTGTTGAGATGATGGGTCGTAAGCATACTACATTTGATGTTGGTGGTTTGACTCAACTAGACTATCTTGATCTTTATAAGAAGTTTACTTATAAGGCACAAGAATCTTATCGCCTAGATTATATTGCCCAAGTAGAACTTGGTCAGCAGAAACTTGATCACTCTGAGTTTGATACCTTTAAGGACTTCTATACTCAAGGATGGCAAAAGTTTATTGAATACAACATCGTTGACGTGGAACTTGTTGACCGTTTGGAAGACAAGATGAAACTGATTGAACTTGCTTTGACGATGGCATATGACGCAAAAGTTAATTATGCTGATGTGTTTTATCAAGTTCGAATGTGGGACAATATCATCTACAACTATCTCAAAAAACGTGATATTGTAATTCCTCCAAAGAAGAGGGAGAATAAGAGTGAGAAATATGCAGGTGCTTATGTAAAAGAACCTGTTCCTGGTGTTTATGATTGGGTGGTCAGTTTTGACTTGAACTCTCTATATCCTCACCTCATTATGCAATACAACATTTCCCCAGAAACTCTTCTGGAAGAGAAGCATCCTACGGTCACCGTAAATAAAATTCTTGATCAAGAGATCAGTTTTGAGATGTATAAGGATAATGCGGTATGTGCCAATGGGGCAATGTATCGTAAGGATGTTAAAGGTATGCTCCCAGAACTTATGGAGAAGATGTATGGTGACCGTGTAATCTTTAAGAAGAAGATGCTTGCTGCTAAACAGCAGTATCAAATAACTCCTACAAAAGAGTTGGAGAAAGAGATTGCCCGCTGTAATAACATTCAGATGGCAAAGAAGATTTCACTAAACTCTGCTTATGGTGCTATTGG